GACAAATATAAAAATTTGTTTACTCATATGAGCACAGTATGGCGATGGGCAAAAGAGGAGGAATTTTGTGATTGTAATCAAAATTTAAATAGGTTGTTGGTTGCTTTTTCTAGTGTGCATGAGAGATCATTGTTTTTGCAAAAAGTGCATTTACCAAAGGGATGTACATATTCTTTAGGTAATTTAGCCTCACTGTAACAATGCAAGCTAATAAAAGACAAAAGCGTGATACAGTAGAAAATATTTACCGTAGCTGTAAACTTGGTGGTGATTGTCCTCCTGATGTAGTAAATAAAGTAGAAAATAAAACTCTTGCTGACATATTATTACAAGCCTTTAGTAGTATTATCTTTCTCGGGAATTTAGGAATAGGTACTGGAAAAGGGTCTGCAGGTACTGTTGGTAGTAGAATTATACCAGAAACAATAGCTCCAACACGACCAACAGTAACAAAACCAACGCGACCGTTTTCGGTACCCATTGATACTATTGGTAGTGGTTTACGTCCTATAAGACCTGTAGACCCAGCAGGTACTAGACCAGTTGATGTTATAGATCCAAGCAGTCCTTCTATAGTCACTCTTTCTGAAAACATACCAGACACTGTAATAACCTTGGGTGAGCCAGGAGTAGCTACAGGAGATACTGGAAATGTTTTAGATTTAAACATATTCACAGATACTACTTCCATAAACAGCCATCCTAGTGTTGCAGTAAATGCAGAAGACTCTGCTATTATTAATGTCACAGCTATAGATCCTCCACCAACCAGAGTAATATATGCTTCTCCAGATTTAGATACCAGCTTAACTATAGAATCTAGTATAGGACACATAGATCCATCTTATAATGTGTTTGTTGATCCTTTAAGTACTGGAAATACTGTGAGTTTTGGAGAAGAAATTCCTTTAGAACCTATTAATCCTAGAGCTGAATTTGAAGTTGAGGAACCTCCACAAACTAGTACTCCTGGGGAAACAGTACAGCGACTTTATAACAGAGCGCGGGAATTTTATAACAGAAGAGTACAACAAATTCAAACCAGGAACATAAATCTATTGGGTGATGTTTCCCGCGCAATTCAGTTTGGATTTGAAAATCCCGCCTTTGATGCGGAAATTACCATGCAATTTGAACAAGACGTTAATGAGGTCAGAGCAGCTCCAGATCCAGATTTTGCAGACATCCAAAAAATGGGGCGGTTACATTTATCAACAACTCCTAAAGGTACAGTCAGAGCAAGCAGGTTAGGGAGTAAAACAGGTGTAAGTACCAGACGAGGTACAGTTCTAACACATGATGTACATTATTATTATGATATTAGTGATGTAATTCCTGAGGAACTTGAGTTATCTACATTTAGTTCTAATGTAGACATAAGTCAGAGTACACAAAGCACTAGAATTGATGCTACCAGTTCAATACCAGAATATTTAGAACCAGAAGAAAATTTAATGGACTCTTATCCAGAAAATTTTGATAATGCACAAATAATAATACCTGGAATTACTGACGAAGAAGAAGAATTTCAAATACCTTTATTTAGACAACCTTTGCCATTTGCAAATATTGGAAACAGTATTATAGTTGCTGCAAGAAATGTGAATAAAGGTATTTTGAATATTCCTGAGATACCAATTATTCCTAGTACTCCAACAGCTGATATCTTTGTATATTCAGAGGATTTTTATTTACATCCGGGACTACTGAAAAGAAAGCGTAAACGAATGGATTATTTTTAATTTTTTGCAGATGTCTCTGTGGCTGCAAAACTCTGGAACAGTATATCTTCCACCGTCAAAACCTGTGGCTAAAGTGTACAACACAGATGAATATGTAGAAGGCACTGGTTATTACTTTCATGTAGGAACCAATCGTTTACTAATTGTTGGACATCCTTATTATGACATTTACAGTTCTGTGGATGAAACTAAAGTAACAGTTCCTAAGGTTTCTGCCAACCAATACAGAGTTATGAGATTAATGTTACCAGATCCAAATAAGTTTGCTATTGCAGATGGCTGCGTTTTTAATCCAGAAAGAGAACGTTTAGTCTGGAGGTTAACTGGCATAGAAATCGGACGTGGGGGTCCACTGGGTATTAGTCCTACAGGGCATCCTTACTTTAATAAATATGTAGATACAGAAAATCCTTCTGTATATCCTCCTAAAAGGGATGACGAAAAAGATTACAGAATGGACATTTCTATGGACCCTAAACAAGTACAGTTATTTATTGTTGGCTGTGTACCACCAACAGGAAAATTTTGGGACACTACTAAACCCTGTCCAAATGAACAAGGAAGTCCAGGAGATTGTCCTCCAATTGAATTAAGGCATACTATTATACAAGATGGTGATATGTGTGAAATCGGATTTGGAAATGCAAATTTTGAAAATTTCCAGCAGGATAGAGCAGGTGTGCCATTAGAATTAACAAATGAAATCAGTATTTGGCCTGACTTTTTAAAAATGACCAAAAATATATATGGTGATGAAATATTTTTTTATAATAAAAGAGAGCAAATGTTTTCTAGACATTCATTTGCAAAGGCAGGTATTGATGGAGATGATTTACCTACAACATCATACTTGCATCCAAATAATACAGATAATGCATTACCTCAAAATAATTTGGGACCTTATTCCTATTACTCTATTCCCAGTGGATCTTTAGTGTCTAGTGATGCCAATATGTTTAATAGACCATACTGGCTACATAAATCTTTAGGCGCTAATAATGGCATTCTTTGGGGTAATCAATGTTTTGTAACTGTAGTTGACAATACCAGAAATATAAATTTTAGTCTTAGTATCAAAAAGGATAATCAACCTATTGATGACAGCTCCTATAAATATAAATCTGGAGACTTTAAAAATTATTTAAGACATACTGAAGAATATGAAGTAGAGATGATAATAGAACTCTGTAAGATTCCGCTAAATGCAGATGTTTTAGCTCACTTAAATGTAATGAATCCCGATATTTTAGATGATTGGGACTTAGCATTTGTTCCCCCACCACCGGAAGGTATTCAGGATATTTATAGATACATTAAATCAGTAGCAACAAAGTGTCCTGCAGATATCGAACCACCGGAAAAAAAGGATAAGTGGTCAGAGTATACATTTTGGACAATTGACTTAAAAGAAAGGGTATCTGCAGAGTTAGACCAGTTTTCTTTAGGAAAGCGATTTCTTTATCAGAGTGGCATATTAAAAAACAAAAAAATAAATAATTGCCCACAAACTTTAGCTTGCAAAACGTGTCCACAAACTACATGTAGGAAAGGAACAAAAAGGAAGCGTCGTTCATAAATTATCCTTACAATGTGAAATATACCTTTTGTGGTACTTTGTGAAACTTGTACACTGTGAACAAACAACTGTGAATAATGTTTACACTATTAATGGTAATGCACTATGACCTTTGTTCAACATTATGTTGGTATGCTGCTGTAATAAACAAAGTGAAATGTTTACTGACTAATGTCATAATTTAATGCACCCACTGATCACCTATATAAAGGACACTCATGTGTCCGAATCAGACAACTGTGAAACAGCATTGTCAGCGAATGTAAGACCAAAATCGGTATTAAGTGCTTCAGGGCATTCAGTTATACCGAAATCGGTCGTGCAGATCAGTATCAGGTGAGTACAAGTTCATACAAAAGGTAACGTGCCAAAATTTCGCGCCAACCACAAACGGTCTAAACATGTACCGGGAGTGGTACATTTCTTCTTATTTATCTCATCATTGTTGGCAACAATAGTTTCCTGTAAAATAACACGTTACCAGGACTGGTACATATAAAAGTCTCAGCTTTGCAAAATTCTTTCTTTCTCTCCTCATGGCTGGTTTGTTTCCTACTGATCTTAAAGAGTATTGCACTCTATTTAATATTTCTTTCTTTGATATTCATGTGCCTTGTGTCTTTTGTAAACATCCTGTATCTTTGCAGAATTTAGCTGACTTTTATTGTAAAGGTTTAAGTTTGCTTTGGAAAAATAATAACTGTTATGCATGTTGTTCTCTGTGTTTGAAAAGCATTGCTAAATATGAATTTGAACAGTATTTTACATGCTCTGTTAAATGTCATTTGATTGAAGCTGTTGTTTTAAAACCTTTAAAAGATATTGTAGTTCGTTGTAGATTTTGTTATAAGTTATTAGATTATGCTGAAAAGCTTGATTGCTGTGCAAGAAATTTTGATTTTTGTTTAGTAAGAGGTCATTGGAAAAACGTGTGTAGGTTTTGTATTAGGCAAGTATGAGAGGGGAACAACCTGATATTAGAGATGTAGAATTAAATTTGGAATCTTTAATTCTTCCTGAAAATTTGTTAAGCAACGAATCATTGTCACCAGATACTGAAGGTGAGGAGGAGGAGGAGCTGTTTCCCTATAGAATAGATAGCTGCTGCTATTCTTGTGGAACAGGTGTAAGACTCTGTGTTGTTGCTAGTAATACTGCTATAAGAGATCTTCAACAATTGCTTCTTGTGGGATTGAATTTGCTGTGCCCAGGGTGCTCAAGACAACAAGTTCATCATGGGAGAACTGGATAAAGGTACAGAAAATTTATTAGAGGGAACTAGTAGTTGGTTTATGACCGAAGCAGAATGTATAGAAAGTACGTTAGATGAATTATTTGAAAATAGTACCGATGGGTCTGATGTTACAAATTTAATAGATGATGAAGACGTGGAGCAGGGAAATTCCCTGGCATTATATCACACTCAGGTAACGGAAGAGGATTCTAATGCAATACTAGCTCTAAAACGAAAGTTTAGAACCTCTCCGGAACAGCAGTTAGTAGAATTAAGTCCAAGGTTGCAAGCGTGTTCTATTACTCCTCAAAAAAGCAGCAAAAGACGATTATTTCGAGACAGTGGCTTAGGAGAAGATGAAGTTACAAATTCTTTTGAAAACATGGTAAATACTGCTGAAATAACTGATAGTAATGGGTCTGTTGTTACTCTGGTTTCGGAATCTCAAACTGCAGATGAAAATTTAAATTTATTAAATAATTCAAACTATAAGGCAATACTATATGCAAAGTGTAAAGAAAAATTTGGCGTCTCATTTTCTGAACTTAGTAGAAATTTTAAAAGTAGCAAAACATGTTCAGATGTGTGGGTTATTTTTGTGCATAGTATAAGAGCAGAATTGTTAGAAGCTTCTAAAGTTCAGCTACAGCAATATTGTGATTACCTGCAGCTAATAGTTTCAGAATTTAGTGGTTTATACTGTGTACTGTTTAAAAGTAGTAAAAATAAAGAGACTATACAAAAATTATTATGTAAGATGCTAACATGTAGTGAATATCAATTATTATTAGATCCTCCTAGAACTAGAAGTTTACCAGTAGCATTATATTTTTTTCAACGATCATATGGCAATGCTTCTTATAAGTTTGGAGACTTTCCTACATGGATAAAACGACAGACTACATTAAATCATGAAGCTGCAGCAACTGCTGATTCATTCGAATTAAGTCAGATGATTCAATTTGCTTATGATAATAATCTTTTAGAAGAAGCTACTATTGCCTACAGATATGCTTTGATGGCTGATACTGATGCTAATGCTGCAGCATTTTTAAAAAGTAATATGCAAGCAAAGTTTGTGAGAGATGCTTGTAGCATGGTTAAATATTATAAACGGCAAGAAATGAAAGATTTAACAATGTCTGAATGGATTTGGAAATGTTGTGATGAATGCGATGAGGAAGGAAATTGGAAAGTTATAGCACACTTTTTTAAATATCAAGAAATAAATTTAGTGAGTTTTTTAACTGTATTACGAATGTTTTTAAAAAGTATTCCAAAGAAAAATTGTATAGTTTTTTATGGTCCACCTGACACAGGAAAATCCTACTTTTGTAATAGTTTGATACAATTTTTAAAGGGAAAGGTTATATGTTTTATGAATAGAGGTAGTCAGTTTTGGCTACAACCTTTAATAGATGCAAAAATTGGATTTTTGGACGATTGTACATATCAAGCATGGTCTTATTTAGATGTAAACATGAGAGGTGCGTTGGATGGTAACCCAGTTTGTATTGATTCTAAACATAAAGCACCACAACAGTTAAAATTACCACCTATGCTTATTACCACTAATGTTGATGTGCAAAAAGAGGATACTTTATTATATTTAAAGAGTAGATTACAATTTTTTCATTTTCCAAACAAATTTCCTCTAAAAAGTGATGGTTCTGTGGTTTACGAGATTACTAATGCAACCTGGAAATGTTTTTTTAGCAAACTTGGAGTGCAAATAGACTTGACCCCTAAAGAAGACACTCAAAATGAATCAGGCCGATCTGACAGACCGTTTCGATGCACTGCAGGAGAGGCTAATGAACTTATATGAGGCTGGACTTAAAAATATTGATGCACAAATTGAACACTGGGAAATTATCAGAAAACAATATGTTTTATTTTATTATGCTAGAAAAGAAGGTTATAAGAATTTAGGTTTACAACCTTTACCTGCATTAACTGTTTCAGAATACAGAGCTAAAGAAGCTATACAGCTTGTATTACTTTTGAAAAGCTTAAAAAAATCTCAATTTGGTAGTGAAGAATGGACATTAACAGAAACAAGTGCTGAACTGTTACACACTCCTCCTAGAAATACATTTAAGAAGGATGCTTATATTGTTGATGTACATTTTGATCACAATCCACAAAATTCCTTTCCATATACAAATTGGGACAGAATATACGTGCAAGATGAGGATGACAGATGGTATCTTACATCTGGACAAGTAGATTATAATGGCTTGTATTTTGTGGACAGTAATAATGAAAAGTCATATTTTACCTTATTTGCTACTGATGCAGAAAGATATGGAACAACAGGCGAATGGACTGTTAAATATAAAAATGAAATGATTTCTGCCTCTGTTGATAGCTCTCGGCCGTTCTTCGCCCCTGTTCAAGGGTCATCAAGGGGATCAACCAGTACCTCCGGCAACACCATATCTGGCCCGAAGACACCTCGACAGCAAGAAAA